GAACGCTATATAGCGTCACTCAACCCTTTAAAAGGGTCGAGCCCACCTCGCTTTGATGTTGACGGAACGAGGACGTCCTGCACGTTCTAAGTGTTTCCTGTCAGCACTTGGCAAAGCGCTGCGCTTAAGGAAAAACTTAAGCAAGGCACCAGCACCGTCAAGGGAATCCCTTGGCAGCACTGATGAAACCACATAACCCTTAACCATAGGGCAATGTAAGTTCTCATCAATCCTCTCCTGATCATAACCAAGAAAGGAGTAACGACCTAGCACTGAGGATGACTCTAGAACTGCCGGATAGTACGGAAGTACTTTCCGGATTCTAGAATCTAACCAATTAGCCGTGCCCCAACAACCAGCTCGATAGAGTTGATTGCGAAGCTCGACCAAACTAATTACCTCAGGAGCGTGCTTCCGCGTTGAAGGAAATACTCGCCTGACCTTGACGATTGAAACGTCAAAGCCATTAAAGTACTCCTTCCCACAAGACTCTCTGAACCTACCGGTCCAGAAAGACTTGGAGGGGCCAACCTTCGCTCCAAAAAGCGAAAGGGTCCCAACAACGGAATGCACCATGTCGTCGGGAATAATGATATCATCCCCGTAGACACGTACCGAGCCAAGGTAGTCTAATAAATCAGACTCCTTGGAAAACTGTACGTTGAGCTCTCTCTCTATACCAACGAAGATTATGGTCAGAAAGACCATAGCCTCGAAGGGAAAACAGAGAGCTGAACCCATAGACGCAAACTTGGCCAGGCGAACAACACCATGGCCAGGAACGTCAGCCCTACGAGACCGAGTTGCATCGACTCCCTTACTGAGTGAGGGAAATCGAGACAACATCAATCTGACGAGCTGATTGGAAACCCTATCGGACGCATCGCTTAAATCAAGCGTTGCAAGATTACCGTCAATGACGGAACCTTCCTTTGCCATAAGCTGGTTAGGCTTCTGGTCAGAGAATCCGAGAAATTGAGATAGGTTAACATCCATCTCAATCCAAGGAACAATACGGTCGAGTATCGCTTGCTGCATAAATTGCATGCAAGTGGGCTCAACCGCAATGATCCTAGGGGTTTTCATCGTCTTAGGCACCGAGATGACTTTAACAGGCATCTCGTCTCCGGGTTCGAGGAAGTCAACATCGTTATAATGTTCCGCATAATGCGAAACAGAAGGGAAGAGGTGCTCAGATGCAAAGAACACCTCCTCCAAACGATCAGTCCAGGAACGCAAGTTATACTTGCCATTACCACGGAGTTTATCCGCGGTAGAACCAGGACCGTGCTTAGGAAACAAATTCCCATGGTAGATATCTCTATCTACAGATGAGAAAAGTTTACTAAACAGAAGAGAAGAAATACGGTGGAAATCTGATAAGTCTTTATCAGACAATACCGCATCATTTTCTCTGACTTCCTGCTCACACTGGATATAACCGTGCATAGCATCTTCGACCCTGCTCGGAGAGCAAGGAAGAAGAATCTTGCTAAACATCAAAGTTAATTGACGAATGGCAAGAACAGAATCTACGCACGGATCATCTAGGAACGTACCAGTACTCCGATCGAACACATTGTCG